GGCTACATCGGCGCGTTTGTAAGTCATTACCCACTAACTTTAACTCATCCGCATGAAGACAGGTTTATTACTTATCGAGAAGCTATGTCAATTATGGGAATGCCTGAAGACTTTGAATTGCTCAATGCTAAAAGATCATTTAATCATATTTGTCAAAATGTTCCAGTACAAACCGCAGTTGACATGGCTACCGAAATACGTGAATACTTAATGGGAAATAGAGAAATGATTGATAGCACACATGTGTTCCAATATAATCAGAACAAGACACATAAGATAATGGACGAAAGGAGTTCTACTTTAGAGGAGTTTTTACAATGATTGATTACAAATATAATGAAGATAGTGCGTTGAAAGAAATAAAAACATATGTAGATTCTACTTATACACAGCATTACAGTGGTAAATATCAAGCAACCGACATGATCATTGACGCAGGACATGGTACAGGATTTTGCATTGGTAATATAATGAAGTATGCTAAGAGATATGGAAAGAAGAATGGTTTAAATAAAAACGATCTTCTTAAAATCATTCACTATGCAATCATTCAATTGTATGTGCATGAACAGAATCTATCTAGCAAAAAAGATGAGGTTAAGCAACTTAAAGTAAATTCAATCCCTACAAATTACGTGGCATCATGCTATCGTGGGAATATAATACAAACACCTGATGATATGTGTCATGTTTGTGATTGTTGGAAAAGTAATAGATTGAAAAATTCATATACAACGTGAGGAGATATTAATGAGTGAAGAACAAACCAATAATGGTTTTCAGATAAAAGTTCCAGTAGAACAACTTCGTCAGCGAAAGTTGTTTTTAGCCACTCCCATGTACGGTGGTCAGTGTGCAGGAATGTTTGCTAGGTCAGTGGCGGATTTAGCAGCGCTATGTACTCAGTATGGCGTACAACTCCAATTGTATTTCTTGTTTAACGAGTCATTGATTACTCGTGCTAGAAATTATTGCTGCGATGAATTTATGAGATCAGGTGCAACACACTTGATGTTTATTGACTCTGATATTGGATTCAATCCACAAGACGTCATCGCTCTTCTAGCAATTCAGGATGATGCCAGCCCATACGATGTAATCGGTGGTCCTTATCCTAAGAAGTGTATTTCTTGGGAGAAGATCAAGATGGCAGTCGATAAGGGTGTTGCTGATGAAGATCCGAATCGACTAGAAAAGTTTGTTGGCGACTATGTGTTTAATCCTAAGTCTGGTCAATCACAGATTCCAATCAACCAGCCGGTTGAAGTATCTGAGATCGGTACTGGATTCATGATGATTCGTCGTCGTACTTTTGAGAAGTATCAGGAAGCATTCCCTGAACTTTCTTATAAGCCAGATCATGTTCGTACTGAACACTTTGATGGCTCTCGTGAAATCATGGCGTACTTTGATTGTATCATTGACCCAGTGTCAAAGCGATACCTCTCAGAAGATTACATGTTTTGTTATAATGTCCAGAAGATGGGTAGTCAGGTTTGGTTCTGCCCATGGATGCAGCTACAGCATGTAGGAACATACATCTTTGGTGGTTCCCTTGCAGATTTAGCGTCTATCGGTGCAGCAGCAACAGCTGACGCTGGTCTTCTAAAGAGGAAGAAGTGAGGTTAAAATGAAACTTAGTGCAAAGACTCTACAGGTGCTGAAAAACTTCAGCACCATCAATCCATCTATCATGTTTGAATCAGGTAATGTATTGAGTACGATCTCTCCGCAAAAATCAATTATGGCAAAAGCAAAGATTGATGAAAGCGTTGAGACAAACTTCGGTATCTTTGACCTGAATAGATTTCTTGGTGTGTTGTCTCTTTTTAATGATCCTAATCTATCGTTTCATGAGAACTTTGTAAAGATCTCAGATGGTAAGAAGAGTGTCAACTTTATCTTTGCAGATCCAGTAACAATGGTAGTTCCACCTAAGAAAGAAATTAAGATCAATGATCCATACGTTTCATTTGATCTAAGCAATGAAGTCTTTCAAAGCGTCATGAAGGGTGCCAGCATCCTTCAACTACCTGAGATCGCCATTGAAGGAAGCAATGGCAGGTTGTTCTGTAAGGCGGTTGACGTTAAGAGTCCTACTAATAACTCGTTTGAAATTGATCTTAAAGATGAAACTAAAAAGTTTAAGATCATCTTTTCGTGCAATAACCTAAAGCTTTTGAATAAGGATTACAATGTTCAAATCGCTAAGGGTATTGCACACTTTACGTCGACTGATAATGAAATTGAATACTTCATTGCAACTGAAACATCAAGCACATATGGTGATTAATTATGATTGAACAAGATAAGCATGAGCTTCGTGGAGTGTTACAGGAGATCTCTAATTCAATGACTAGAATGGCTGCTGAGAAAGATTACATAAAGGAATCAATCAGTGCAGCTTGTGAAAAGTATCAGTTGAACAAGAAGTTCTTACGTAAAATGGCTAAGGTATATCATCAGAATAACTTTGTGGATGAAGTATCTGATATGGAAGAGTTTCAAAAGCTATACGAAACTATCATTTTGGTTTAAGTGAATAGAGGTTTATATTATGGTTCGTGATGATTTTTTGTGGTCCCAAATGTATCGTCCAAAGACGGTGTCTGAATGTATTCTGCCAACTGAACTAAAGAATACATTCCAACAATTTGTTGATAAAGGCTCTATTCCAAACATGCTTCTAACTGGCCGGGCTGGAGTGGGTAAAACCACTGTGGCTCGCACCATGTTGGATCAGCTTGATTGTGATTATATGGTTATAAATGGTTCAATGAATGGTAACATCGACACACTTAGAAATGACATCAGTCAGTTTGCTTCATCCATGTCGTTGGTTGGAGGAAGAAAATATGTGATCCTTGACGAAGCTGATTACTTAAACCCAAACTCAACACAGCCAGCACTTAGAAATTTCATGGAAGAATTTTCTAAGAACTGTGGCTTTATCTTGACTTGTAATTTTAAGAATCGTATTATCGAGCCTCTGCACAGTCGATGCACCGTAGTTGATTTCAAGATTCCAAACAATGAAAAAGACAAGATGGCTTCTCAGTTCATGAAGAGAATCAAGACTATCTTGGATAAGGAAGAAGTTGAATACGATCAAGCATCAGTAGCTCAACTCATTATCAAGTATTTTCCAGATTGGCGTAGAGTATTGAACGAGCTTCAGCGCTATTCCGCAAATGGAAAGATTGACTCAGGAATTCTAGCAAACACAAGTGATGATAACATCAAAGTTTTGATTGGATTCTTGAAAGAAAAGTCTTTTACGAGTATGCGCAAGTGGGTTGCTGAAAACAGCGACACTGATACGACAATGCTGTTTCGTAAGATCTACGACATGGCTTCTTCAGTTATGAAGCCAGCTTCAATACCACAACTAGTTTTAATCCTAGGTGATTACCAATACAAAGCTGCTTTTGTTGCTGATCCTGAGATCAACATCGTTGCCTGCTTGACTATGATTATGACTGAGTGTGAGTTTGTATGAAGCCGTTTGACTATGTCAATGCAGTAAGCGATAGTAAAAAGAACTTAATGGTAGGAACCGAAAACGATGAATTGGCTGAAAAAGGATATAATCCTTATTTAACAAATAAGTCTTTATCATATCATGTAGACGCCATCTTGTACGCAAATGAAATGAATCAATATGCAAGTTTAGATAACAAGCTTCAATTTGATTATTATCTACATGGGCTTCCAAAAAAGAAAAGATTTAGCAAGTGGACAAAGAAAGTAGAAGATGAAGATCTCGAATTAGTGTCAGAATGGTACGGTTGCAATTACTCCAAAGCCGCTGAAATCCTAAAAATAATAAATAAAAGTACATTGGATTTGATTAAACATAAATTACAAAAAGGTGGAGTAACACGATGAATGTTATAGAATCACTAATTCAAGTTGAGCTTGAGCAACAAGAAGACTTTCTTAAGATAAAAGAAACACTAACACGAATAGGCGTAGCTTCAAAGAAAGATAAGACTCTATACCAGTCTTGCCATATTCTTCATAAGCAAGGCTTATACTACATAGTTCATTTTAAAGAATTGTTCATGTTGGATGGTAAACCTTCCAATTTTTCAGATGAAGATAGACTACGTAGAAACACCATCGCTACACTTCTTGAGCAATGGGGTTTGCTTAAGATCAAAAGTACAGAAAATATGGTGGAAGGTCTTGCTCCAATTAGTCAAGTAAAAATTCTTTCACATAAAGAAAAAGATGAATGGGAATTGGTTGCTAAGTATAATATCGGAAGAAAAAGATAAAGCAAAAGGAAACAACAATGACCAAATCATATGCAGATTTTATAAGTCAACAGCAAGCAAAGCTAAGAGGTGCAGGCTTAGTTGAATCATCTAAAGTAGAATGGATTCCTCAACCTAAAGTGAAAATTGGAAATGATGGTAAAATTAGCAACAAAGACTTTGAGCAAGAAATAAAAACTGATGCACCAAAAAAAGAAAAGCCTGAAGGACATTCTGAATGTAAGACATGTGAAGGAACTGGTGAGACAAAAAAGTTTACTGGTAGAGCAGGTGCAGACGAAAAAGGAGTGGTGCACGGACAATATTTAAGACAAAGATGTAGTTCTTGTCGTGGACAGGGACATCATAACCTAGAAGAAATTCGTAAACGATCAAAGGCTTTTGATCAACCGTTTTCAAGTCGGTTTGATTAAGATAAAATGATAAAAAAATAT